GATCCAACGGACCCAAAAAAAGAACTTTGGAAGTCTTCAAGTTTTGAGTGCATCCTATCCTCTATTTCAGCTATAACGGCCTCTAAAGCTTCGACTAAAACTTCGTCGCTTTCTTCACTTTGAACCCACGCGGTCCAAGTTTTACGACTTCTTTGGGCGATGTGTTCAGACAAAAAGAAATAAAATATTGTCCAAATTATTGCATATGCTAACAATGTTATTGGTTCTATTACCATAAAAACGCATAGGGTCGGTTGGTAAAACAACTATGGAGTGAAACATACACAGTTACCGACCCGTTAAGCCTAATCTAAATCAGATAAATATTCTAATAATTTAACAACTTCTTTTTTACCTTTTGACGGTAAACCTTTAATTCCGGCTATCGTATAATCGACGCTTCCAACGTAAGCTTTAGCAACTGCGGTTTTAACTTCTTCTTGGTTTGGAATATCCGGCAGATCTAAATCTAATAATTTTTTGGCCACAAAAGCACCACTCAACAAAGTTGCCACTATCGCTATAGTTTCCGGATTTGATAATAAAGTTTTTAGATCGTCGTGTCTTCTTAATTCTTTAACTGCGTTATTTTGGGCCTTAGTTACTTTTTTAAGTGTAAAACCCTCCGGAATCAATGCATAAGACATTAATCCTCGTATAGATCCTTAACTGCGTCTTGGGCTTGTTTAATTCTAAAAATCATTTCAGCCAATAAACTTAATTTACTCAAAGTCTGCCACCTTTTAATTTCATTTCAATACTTTCAAGTTCATAACCTTTTGCACTTTCAATATATGCGGTTGTATAATCAAAATCCGAAGGAATAATTACAGGTTGCGTAATTGTTTCTATTTTGCCCAATTTAAACCAACTACCAGCACCTAGATTAGAAGTCGATCCCTCCGTTTGGGTTACTCCGTAAGTGCTAACAACACCGTTACCCCCCCCTTTTTTGAACACGATAGGCAATAAAATCAGCATTTCAGCAATCATTTTTTCTTTCCGGCCCTAGTTTTACGAAATGCGATCCCCATTTTTTTAAGCTTTAATTTACCATTTGCGTATCTAAAGATCTTCTTTTTACTGTTAGTCTTAACAAACATATTCCAAGCGGATATTTTACGTATTCTACTTTTAGGTTTACGGGGTTCTAAAGCATATTGACCAGGTGGTAAACCTTCTCGGGATTCTGAACTATACTTTATACCATCATTAAAACCCATACGGTAATACTTACGTTCGCTTTCTGTAGGCATCTATACGATCCTTTGATATGCAAACTCTATGTTACTTTCCCCACCGCTACTATTAGTGATCTTAAACTGTAATAACTTTTGGTTTCTTAATTGGTCACCAACAATAAATATATTCCAAGCATCGGCAGTCAAACCGTGAGTTGCTGAAAATAAAACTTCCACATCACTGGGGACAGCTTGAGGCATATTACCCAGTAATGTAGTAGCGGCAATAACTGGGTTTAAATTAGCATAAGGATAGGTATCCGGCCCCATAACAGCAGTAAAAGTAAAAGATCCCCCATTACTAACCTTAAGAGCAATAAATATATCTCTAAAACCAGTCATATCAATATATTCATGATCTGACTTTTGTGGGCTTAATACGGTAGCCCCGTTTGGGATTGCTTCATGTAGTGGATCTATACTAAAGAGTTTATCACTTGTTCTAAGTCCAATCCAATTACCATTTAGATCTATAACTCCGGTATTAACTACAGGTTGTAGATATTGCGGTGTTTCTATATTAGAATCAACGGTTGCCGATTCTATACCTTGTTCTCTTTCTAAAGACCATGGTGCTATTGCTTTACGATTGTAGACCACAAATTAAGCAAAAACCACGGTTACACTCATTTCAACGGTCCCAGTATCTCCGGCCATCATGCCGGCTATTGAAACTTGATTACTTGGAATTACAGGTATATCAATTGCTTGTTGAAATGGTAGGGTAAAATTCCCATTTGAAGCGTTTGTGCCATCTACTGTAATAGATCCACACGTTAGGGTTTCAGTTCCTGACGTTAAACCATCGCCTTGTAACTGAACGGCAAAAGTCGAAGATGCATTAGCGGCCCCATCAGTGGCGACACTAACCATTAGTCCAACTATTTTGCTGGAATTTGCGGGTACCTGAACGGATGTTGCCGAAGCAACCCCATAAAGCCCACCCAACGAAGTCACGGTATCGGCCGCAGAAATTTGGCCTTCTCTTGTTCTATATTGCATATTTTATTTCTCCTTAAGCCCGAACCGAAATTGGTCCTAATTTAGCGAGTCGTGAACTTGTAAACCCTTTGGTTAACATCTTTCCTAAAAAAGCAGCCCCTAAAGTCCCGACGATCTTACTTTTATTAGATAAAGCACTACTTGAGATACTAGTTAGTGCGCCTTCTATATTACCAGCCATTGCGCTTTTAATTGCGGTTGGCAATCCGATTGATTGACTTAAACTTAATGCGGTCCCAACTTCAATTGCTGAGATACTGAACGATTTTTTTGCTCTTCTAGTGCGAGCTTTACGACGTGCGACCATGACACCCTATAGGTTTAGTTACTTAAATCAATTGGTTTAATTATTTTTGTTCTCTTCTGTCCCACTTTCTTTTATTTTTCCAATTACAAGTATATGGTTTGCCAATATGTTTAGGAAAAAATGTATGCTCGGTTATATGAGATTGTCCCATATTTCTTTTTTTCTGAAATATTATATTACTTTCCCTTTGTTTTTTAAATTTTTCAGGTTCGCACTCATCACAAATAGGATCCTCAATTTTATGAGACCATAATCTATACTGTAAACCACAAATTTGGCAATGATTATTCATTATAGATCCCTTAAAACTGCCTGAAAACAGTGTTTACAATAAAATAAAGTTACCTTATCGTGTGCCACATCCATAATTAGCTTTTCTATTCTACCGCTTTTAATTGGTTGTTTACACCGTTCGCAGTTTATTTTTGAGTAAGTAACCATTATTTATTATTCCTTTCGTCGTGTAGACATGACTCACACCCAAAATCACTAGATCCCTTAATGGCTTCTACTAAATTCTTTTTATTATATTGTTCACCACATTGTGAACAATTATGATATTTAATAACTACATCGCAATTATCACACCTTATCGCCATTATATTGTTGATTATGTTAGTTTCATAACATTTAGGACATAGAAGGTGACAATATAGCATAGTTACCACCCTTGTGAACAGTTGCGATCTGTTTATGTTGTTATCACTAAGAAAATCTCTTAACTTAGTTGGAATAGTTACGTTAACTAAACTTTTGCTGATTTTATTGCCTTCGGAATCTACTTCCGCCGGTCTCCCAAGTTGCTTTACCATATTTCCACAATAGCGTATTCTATATAATATATATGTATGTATAATACATTAAGGAAATGAGTCCATACTGTAATACTTTCGATAATTCTTATTATAGAAAGTAATATTTAAACCACACGGTTTTAAAACACTAAAAATAAGACGCCATATATATAAAAATAGACATATACATACATATAATATATACAATTTATACTACTTTAAGTCTAGTTTAGGGCTTAAAACGGTCTCTTTTTCCCTTTCTTTTGGCTGGATGATGCTATTTAACCCCCCTAATCCGGACTTATTAGCGACATACTCAAGCATTAAACTAGTCCAATCTTGATTTTTAGCAGCTTTTCTTAAATTATTCATAGGATCTATATCTTGTCCTTTCTTTACCATAGATCCAACGGACCCAAAAAAAGAACTTTGGAAGTCTTCAAGTTTTGAGTGCATCCTATCCTCTATTTCAGCTATAACGGCCTCTAAAGCTTCGACTAAAACTTCGTCGCTTTCTTCACTTTGAACCCACGCGGTCCAAGTTTTA